GTCCTAAAGCAGAGTTTGCAATTAGGGGTAATGTAATTGAGTGGATGGACATTGTTGAAACACAACCAACAGAAGTAGAAATTGCTGCCGAAGTAACCAGACTCCAAGCAGTCTACGATGCAAAAGAATACCAAAGAAAAAGAGTATTAGAATATCCAAGTATTGCAGACCAGTTAGACGACATTTATCACAACGGTATTGATGCATGGAAAGCTACGATCAAAGTAACCAAAGACAAGTACCCTAAAGGATAATAGATGGCATACATAGGAACATCCCCACAGAACGGTGTACGAAATCGTTTCGTCTATGCTGCAACCCAAGGGCAGACAGCATTTACTGGAGCCGACTCTGACGGAAAAACACTAGCCATTAGTGACCAACTGTACACAGATGTTTACCAGAATGGTGTGAAGCTAAAACTAACTACTGACTGGACAGCTTCGTCAACTACAGTCACCTTGGTTAATGCAGCAAGTGTGTCAGACGTTATAGAAATTCTATCCTTCGATGTATTCTCTGTAAGTGACACAGTGCCAGCCAGTACAGGTGGAGCTTTTGCTGGTGGGATAACGGCTACAACTGGTACGTTTAGTGGTGCGGTGACAGTTACAGGAGAGGTTTCTGCTAGTTCGGGTTCTTTCTTAAAGCAACAAGACCCAACAATTCTTGCCTATAAAGATTTAGATGCTACTGGTCATCACAACATTGGCAGCTTTACTATTGATGAAAGAGGAAGGTATCGAATAGGCTGGGATTTTCGTATGGGGTGGACAACCCAATCAGGTTATCTGCGTACATATTTAGGGACATCCTCTGCTGGAGGGCAGGTTGGAAATTCTAGAATGGTTATTGAGAATATGCCGGGGTCTGGCTCTAATGCCAACTTTACTTTTCAACAGGTAATGGATTTTGGAACAAGTTTAAGTTACCCGTACACAGTGTATGTAAATGCTTACAACAGTAGTGCTGGTTCGGGTGGTTTATTTAATCAAAGTGATGTTAATGGTTATCCAGTAGTATCGTGCTGTAAAGTTTCAGACATCGCAACATCGACTGGTATGGTCGTATTTGGGAGTTAAGATATGAATTATGATAAAGTAAAGTTTCACGAAGTTCTTCACTCTTTAGGAATAAGAGGATGGTCTATACCAACGGCCCCTTTAACAGAGGATTTCTTTTTAGCTAATTTCTCAAGACGAACGGGGATGGCTACTAATGATATGGACGAGCCTTGTGAAGTTATGTCAAGTACTACTAGTGACTTTGGTGTTAGTTGGTCACAAATTACTTCTAAACATACAGAATTAATTGCAGTCTATGACTCTCAAGAATATGCTAGAACTCGCAAAGCTAAGTACGACTTGCTCAATCAAGATGAGATGCGGTATGACGATATAAAAAATTCAACTACAACTTGGGTAGATGCCATTGATGCAATCAAAGCAGCTTACCCAAAACCAGAGGCATAGAGTATGAGTAAAGCCGCAGATTTAGCCCGAACAGCCAGTGCCTCCGAAACGGCTTTGAGTAATCGTAATGTTGTAATTAATGGTGCAATGCAGGTGGCACAGAGAAGTGCAAGCACATCAAGTTATGCAGCAGACGGATACTCTGTTTGTGATAGATGGATGTACAGAGTTTCAAGTTTAGGAGCTTGGACAATATCACAAGATAGCAATACACCTAATGGTTTTGGTAATAGCACTAAATGGGATTGCACAACTGCCGATGCTTCTCCTGCCGTAGGTGACACACTTATGTTTTCTCAAAGATTAGAAGGACAGGATTTACAACAGTTAAAAAAAGGACTGTCTGATGCAGAAAATGTTACTTTAAGTTTTTATGTTAATTCAGTCAAAACTGGTACGTATATTGTGGAATTATATGACGTTGATAACACAAGACACATTTCTAAATCTTACACAATAAGTTCAGCCGACACATGGGAATATAAAACAATAACTTTTGAAGGAGACACATCTGGAGCTTTTGGTGATGATAATGCTAGAAGTTTAGATATAAATTTTTGGCTTGGTTCTGGTACAAATTTTACAAGTGGAACTCTTGCTACATCTTGGGCATCTGTTACAAGTGCAAATAGAGCAGTAGGTCAAGTTAATCTTGGTGATAACACCTCTAATGATTGGAGAATCACAGGAGTCCAACTAGAAGTCGGCACAGTAGCCACACCCTTTGAGCATCGTTCCTTTGGGCAAGAGTTGGCTTTGTGTCAGAGGTATTATTTAGAAAGTCGGATACCATATTTAATTTCTCAAGCTAATGCAGAAAATGATAGCTCAACTGTGTTTCCCAGTACTATGAGAGCTGCACCCACAGTTACATTATCATCAATTGTTAATGCTTCAATGACTGTTATAACTCCTACTGTTAATTCATTTGGGTGGAACGGTACTACTAACAATGGTGCTCATGGTAACTATTCGTTTTATTTTAATTGTGACTCGGAGTTATAATATGATAATAAATTCAGCAAGATACACATTAGGTGCAGACGGAAATAACTCTGCTATCAATGCCACCATAGACGGACAAGAAATGTTTGTCCCACTAGACCCAGCCAACAGGCACTACGCAGCTATCTTTGAATGGGTGGCGGAAAATAACACAATAGGAGTTGCATACGAATGAACGACCAACCCATAGAAGCTCGTATCAACAAAGTTGAATGGACATTAGACAGACACCAAGATTCTATTAAAGAATTAAGAAGTGTATCAAAAGAATTAAAGTCTTCTCTTTATTTAATACATAAAACTTTAATTCAAATTAAATGGTTTGCAGTAGGTGCTGCAGTTTTTGTTGTAGCAGATCAAATGGGTTTAATGGGTCTGCTTAGTATTATAGGAATAAAATGAAACATGTCTTACGTTATTGCCTGGTACTTGTAACTCTTTTTTCTTGTAGCCCTATTTTAGCTGCTGACAGCAATACTGTTAGTAGTACTGTAGTTACGGATAAAGCCCCACCAACAGCCAGTGCTCCATCTATTGTAGTAAACAATAGTGACGTATGTAAGTCTGCTGCCTCAGCTTCTGTACAAACTCAAATACTTGGCTTTGCTACTGGCATTACTATTACTGATTTAAACTGTGAAAGAATAAAACTAGCCAGGTCTTTGTACGGTATGGGAATGAAAGTAGCTGCAGTATCTACATTATGTATGGACTCTAGGGTCTTTGATGCAATGTGGATGGCAGGAACACCTTGCCCTTTTATGGGTAAGATAGGTAAAAATGCTAGAGTATCTTGGGAAAAGAATTTAGATATTATGCCTATAAATTCAGAGATAAGAAAACAAGGAGAGTTGGCTAATGCTACCAGCAAAGAAGCAGAGCTAACCAAAATAAAAGATGATAAGATTGCCAACATTAAAAAACAAAAGCTAGACAAAGAAAGAGTTCTACAAACAAGAAAAGAAGAAAGAGACAGAGCTAATGAATTTAAAGAAAAGAAACCTTGGACTAGTATTATCTCTGTTCTGGGTTTGCTCCTCTTACTCTAATGCTGAAGTAAATTGTGCAACAGATGTTGTCGGTTTGTGTACTCCTCAAGTTGTAATTGATATAGTAGAAACAATTGTAATTGACACACAAAACGATGGACAAGGTTCTACAACTACAGAGACTACGACTACAGAAACAACCACGACTACGGTAACTAACGAAGATTCAGGAGACTTATTAGATGGTGGTAATGGGTTCGTGACTTCATCTAAAGAAGGTGATATGGACATGGACTGGGGTGGGCAGGGGCCAGCTTCTATAAAATCAGGTTCAACATGTGGAGCATTAGGTACAGATAAATGTGCTGAAATAACAGGTAGTGGTTCCTCAACAAGTACAATGGGTGTTTCTAATATGGGAACAACATTTAAACAAACGATAGACATAGAAAACTTAAACATTGACAATGGTGGACAAACTACTTATACTATCAAAATAGACAAGCAAGATGCAAGTGATAGCATCTATATGCATATAACTGGTAAGGACGGAAGTACTACCCAATTTTCGGGAACAGACTTACTGTCAGCTTCGGGGGTGAATAGTGGATACTCACAGTATACTGGTAGTTTTAATTTTAGTGGGGGGCTTACTTCTCTCATTGTGGAGATAGGTGGCAGGGATATTAACCTAGCTATTGGTCCTGTCTTTGACGATGTAACAGTAAGTGTTCTTTATAATGTAATATCAAGAATAGTCCAACAAACAATAACAACAATAGAATCATATATTTATTTAAACGGAGATGCTACACAAGAAGAGATAGACATTGTTAAAGATATATTTGAACACAATGATATTGTAGAACAGCCTGGTGGAATGGTAGACTTTGAGCCAGTACAAGAAGACAAAGATATGTCATACGAAACTGTTGAATTAGAAATGGAACTGCCAGACTTTAACACAGACTTTGAAGTACCTGACATGGATGTAGAACCAATAACAACAGAGTTTGATTTAAAGGTAGATGTAGAAATAAATATGGAGATGGAAATAGAAACTGAAGTTTCACCTCCAAAACCAATGGAATCACCAGAACCAGAAGTTGAACAGATAAAAGATCCTGAACCTGAACCTGAAGAAATAGTAGCAGAAGCAGCACCAGAGCCTGAGCCAGAGCAAAAGTCTGAACCTGAGCCTAAAAAAGAAATAAAGGTAGTAAAGAAAAAACCTGAAACAAAAGCAGAACAAAAAGAAAAAGCTGGTAGTAAGATTGTAGCTAAGATGGGTGACAAACGATACGAAGCAGGGAATCAGATAAAGACTTTAATTGTTATGCAGGTACTAGGAAATACAAAAGATTTCTTTAGCAATCAATTAACTCTACAAGATACACCAGGGTTTTTCTCTGCTACTAAAATACCAGATACCCAGATAAAAGATAATGGATTAGCTTCGTTTGTTTTGTTTGGTGGGTCAAACGCAGCAATGGATAATCTTGTAAACATGCAGTATAAGAGGTAGAGATGGCAGAGGTCGAGTACAAAGGTTTAAAGATAGGTGGCTCTAAGCTACTTCTTATTATACCCCTCGTCGGTACAATTATTGGATTTTTGTATGGGGGGTTCGAAGCCTATAATAGATATTTAACAATGGAAAAAAAGATAAATAATTTTGTAAGCCCTGACCTTAGCCACATTGATAAACATATAACAATGGTAGGGAATCAACTAAACATTATAGAAGAACAGTTTAGTAATCTTAAAGAAGCAGACTTACTTGTTAACGAGATGATTAGAGAAAAGGTTAACTCAATAAAGTCTTCAGTAGCTAATGTATCTGCAAGTGTCCACGATGCTAAGATAGAACTACGAGAAGATATAGCTGGAATTGAAGTTAGTATAAATGAACAAGAAAACAGATTAAAAGAAACTTTAGATTCGTTTGAAGAGAGTATTGAAAAACAAGAACGAAGAATTAAACTTGATATAAGTAGTGTAGAAAAAGCTATGGACACTCAGAACACTCAAGTTAAAGAAGATCTAAACCAAGCTGAGTCTGACATGGCAAAGCAAGAAGCACGGAATAGACAAAACATCGAAGACGTTAGAGGTGTAATAAGTTCTTTTGAAATACGAATGGATTCAAAAGTAGACAGGCTTGACTTAAAAATTGTAACACTAGAAGAAAATCTAGATATGAAAATTAAACAAGCTTTAACAAATCCACTCTTGGATAATTAAAAAGGAATATAAAATGATAAACTGGATAATGCAAAGAGCTAAAGAACCGTCAAGTTATGCAGCCGTTGGTGTTGGCATAGTCGGGCTAGGTGTAATCAGTGGAGTAGGTGAATTAATATTTATCGGGATTGCTTCAGGAATTTTAGGCATTGTAATAAAAGAAAAAACTCAAGAGTAATGGCTGTTTACCAAAGTAAAACTGTAAAGTTAAATAAACCTAGACGTATCTCTAAAGGAGAAACAAGCTACGGTAAAAAGAAATCTGTTGTCTACGTTAAAGACGGCAGTAAAACTAAACGAGTTACCTTTGGTGATCCAAACATGACAATAAAAAAAGACCAACCTAAGAATAGAAAAAGTTTTAGGGCTAGACATAATTGTAAAAACCCTGGCCCTAAAACAAAAGCTAGATATTGGTCTTGTAAAGCATGGTAGTAACACAAGATGATATAAGAGTGGCAGCAGAGACTGATCTAATAACTTTTATTAGGCTGATTGCTCCAGAACAATTGCTAGGCCAATGCCACGAAGATATGTGTCAATGGTGGACAAAAGAAGATAGTAAAACACATCAACTACTTTTGTTTCCTAGAGACCACGGTAAGTCTAGGATGGTTGCTTATCGAGTTGCTTGGGAATTAACTAAAGATCCTACTCTAAGAATACTTTACATATCAGCAACAGCTAACTTAGCTGAGAAACAATTGGGGTTTATTAAAGGTATACTAACCTCCAATACTTATCGAAGGTACTGGCCTGAACATGTCCAGAAAGAAGAAGGAAAAAGAATTAGATGGACAACGTCAGAGATTATGTTAGATCATCCCTTAAGGAAAAAGGAAAACGTCCGTGATCCGTCTATATTTACAGGTGGTCTCACTACCTCACTTACTGGTATGCACTGTGATATTGCTGTTCTCGATGATGTTGTCGTATATGAAAACGCCTACACAGGGGAAGGTAGAGAAAAAGTTAAGAGTCAGTACTCCCTCTTATCCTCGATTGAAGGAGCTAATGCGAGAGAATGGATTGTAGGTACACGTTACCATCCTTCTGATTTGTATAGTAACCTAAGACTAATGAAGGAAGATAAGTACGATGATGATGGTAATAAAGTTTCAGAAGAATCTATCTATGAAATTTTAGAAAGAACTGTAGAAGACAGAGGTGATGGAACAGGAGAGTTCTTGTGGCCTCAACAAGCTAGAAAAGATGGTAAGCAGTTTGGTTTTAATCGTCAGATACTTGCAAAGAAAAGAGGACAGTACTTAGACAAGTCCCAGTTTAGAGCACAGTACTACAACGACCCTAGTGATCCAGACAATGTCCCAGTAGAAAGAAATAAGTTTCAATACTTTGAACGTAAACATCTAAGAGAAGAAAATGGTTTCTGGTTTTATAAAGAAAGAAAACTAAATATCTTTGCAGCCGTAGACTTTGCTTTTAGTCTATCAAAGAAAGCTGACTACACAGCCCTTGTTATTGTTGGTGTAGACTCTGAGAATAGTATCTACGTTTTAGATATTGATAGATTTAGAACTGATAGAATATCTGAATACTTTAAACATATCTTGGAGTTGTCTACTAAATGGTCATTCAGAAAGATGAGAGCAGAGGTCACAGTAGCTCAACAAGCTATTGTTGTACAACTAAAAGAATTAATTAAACAACATGGTCTATCTATAAGTATAGATGAGTACAGACCTAATAGACACCAAGGTAATAAAGAAGAACGTATTGCTGCCACACTAGAACCACGGTATGACAACTTACAAATTTGGCATTATCGGGGAGGAAACATACAAGTGCTAGAAGAAGAACTAATGTCCAGACACCCACCACATGATGACATAAAAGATGCTTTAGCTGCGGCTATTGATATTGCAATTAAACCGTCCAAAAGTATTAACAGAACTATGAAAAATAATATTGTCTGGGCAAACACTAGATTTAGAGGAGCCGCCTAATGGCTGGAGAGACAATAGAACTTGAGTACATTCTTGGGCCTGATGCTATGGCTGTTGAAGTCGGTAACAAATGGAGAGAATGGAGTACCTTAAGACAAAAGAAAGTTGAGGAGTGGAAAGAACTTCGTAACTATATCTATGCTACAGATACTCGAACAACAACAAACTCTATGTTACCTTGGTCTAACTCTACAACAACACCAAAGCTTACACAGATCATGGACAACTTACATGCTAACTACTTTGCATCTTTGTTTCCACAACAGAACTGGATGAAGTTTGAAGGTACTACAGCAGACGATAGTACAAAAGCTAAACGTATTGTAATACAAGGCTACCTTGATAATAAACTACGTCAATCTGATTTTGTTAATACTGCTTCAGACTTACTGTATGATTACATTCAGTATGGTAATTGTTTTTCTACAGTAGAATGGGAAGAAAACTACACAGTTAAAGAAGAAGGTGACACCACTGTTAATTACATAGGTCCAAAAGCTGTAAGGATTTCTCCTTATGATATAGTATTTAACCCTGCTGCATCTGAATTTAAAAACACACCTAAAATTATAAAGTCTATAAAAACTTTAGGTGAAATAAAATCTATGATTGAAAAAGATCCGTCTAAAAAATACATGGATGGTGTCTTTAGTAAAATGTTAGAGGCAAGGTCTGCTGTTAGAGGGTCAGATTCTACCTACCAAAAAGCTGATGGCTTTATTGCAGACGGTTTTTCATCTATTCAACAGTATTACGAATCTAACTATGTAGAAATACTTACATTTTATGGAGATTACTACGACACTGAGACAGGTAAACTGTCCACAGATAGAATAATTACTGTAGTAGACAGAGCTTATGTTCTTGCTAACGAAGAAAACCCTAGCTGGTTAGGCTCTGCTCCAATTTTCCATGCAGGTTGGAGACCAAGACCTGACAACTTGTATGCAATGGGGCCACTAGATAATTTAGTTGGACTACAATATAGAATAGACCACTTAGAAAATCTTAAAGCAGATGTGTTTGACCAAATTGCCTACCCTATTTTAAAAATTAGAGGAGATGTAGAGGATTTTGTATTTGAACCAGGAGCTAGAATTTATTTGGGAGATGAAGGTGATGTTGGTTATCTTGCTCCTGATACTACAGCTTTACAAGCTGACCTACAAATACAAAACATTACTGAAGTTATGGAGGAAATGGCTGGTGCTCCAAGGCAAGCAATGGGTATTAGAACTCCAGGAGAAAAGACAGCTTTCGAAGTACAAAGCTTGCAAAACTCTTCAGCCAGAATATTCGAACATAAAACTGCCCACTTTGAAAGAGTATTTCTGGAACCTTTACTCAATGCTATGCTTGAAGTTTCAAGACGTAACATGAACATGAGTGATGTAATGAGAGTTCTAGATGATGTAACTGGAGCTACTTTGTTTAGAGAGATAACCAAAGATGACATAACAGCTAAGGGTAGAATTAAAGCCGTAGGTGCTAGACACTTTGCTGAAAGAGCTAGACGAGTACAAAACCTTACCCAACTATACCAAATTAAACTTGCAGACCCTAGTGTTGCAACTCACTTATCTGGTAAAGAGTTTGCTAGGATACTTGCTGATGAACTTGGAGAGCCTACTTTGTTCCAAGAAAACGTAGCAGTTGCTGAACAACTAGAAACTCAACAGCAAGCACAAGAAGCCGAAGTGATGAACCAAGATCAGTTATTAATGGCAGAAGAACAAGGAATGTAAATGCTTTCTACATGGGTCAAAGGTTACAAACCTGAAGAAAAAGAAAAAAGAAAGTCAGAAGTACTAGGTTACAGAAATGCTTTTGATGAACTAAAAAAGATTCTTGAACAGGAGTATAAGAAAAAACCTGCTGTTCGTGATTATGAAGTTCCGAATTGGGAGCTTCGTCAAGTGAGTGTCAACGAATACAACCAAGTACTAGATGACATTTTTAAATTAATTACTTTAAATAAGGAATAATACATGAGTGTATTTACTGAGAGTAGTCCAACCACGGACACAACTCAGCCAGAGTTACAAACTGCACAAGAAACTAAACCACAAGAATCTTATGTAAGTAAACTCGCAGAGGCAAAGGGAGATAACTGGAAAGATCCTGAAGTATTAGCTAAAGGTAAAATAGAAGCCGATAGTCACATACAACAACTTGAACGTCAGCTTTCAGAAATGAAGGAAGACTTAGGGAAGCAGGATTACTCAAAGCAACTCCTAGACGAATTGCAAAATAGGGCCGCAGATCCCACCACTGCGAACAATGCAATGCCAAACAACAATAATGGTGGCACTGTCCAAGAGAACACCAACTCTAATGTCAGTGAGGCAGACCTGAAGAGCCTTGTAGAGAGAACACTATCTGAACGAGACAAAGAGTCTGTAATTAAACAGAATCTAAGTATTGTTGATCAAGAACTAGAAAGTAGTTTTGGGACGGAGGCTCTTAACAGAGTCAAAGAGAAGTCTAAAGAACTGGGAATTAGTATGCAACGTCTTCAAGATGTAGCAGCTGAATCTCCAAATGCTTTTTTTAGTTTGATTGGTGAACCAAAGAAAGACTTTAAACCAATGGTTCAAGGTTCGGTTCGTACAGACAGTGTCAATATGCAATCCTCGTCAGAAAGAAATTGGAATTACTACCAAAATCTTAGACGAGAAAACCGAAACCTATACTATTCCTCAAAAATACAACAACAAATCTTACAGGATAAACAAAGATTAGGGGAACAGTTTGGAAACTAAAGGAGAAACCACATGTCGGGTATGAATACGACAAACTCTGCTCTCCTCATTCGGACTAATCTATGGTCAGCCGAACTGAAGGAGATACTAAGAGATGAGATGATGGCACAACGGTACGTCCGTATGCTTGATGGGTTCCCAGACGGAAACACATTTAACATCCCATCTATCGGACAAGCACAAGTAGATAACTATGCAGAAGATGCAGCCGTTACTTACCGTCCACTTGATACAGGAAACTTTACTTTCACAGTCGATAAATATCTGTCTTCAGCTACTTATATGACTAAGAAAGCAGAGCAAGATGCATTTTATTCTGCTGAATTAATGTCTCGTTTTGTTCCTGAGCAAGAACGTGCAATCATGTCTCACTTCGAGACAACAACAATGGCAGCACCAGAAGTTGGTATCACAGCTAACTCTCAAGAATCTCTTGATGGTGTACATCACCGTTTAGCTGGTGGTAATGCTGGTAAAATTGAAGTTGCTGATTTTGCTTATGCAAGATATGCTCTCAAAAAAGCCAATGTTCCAGATCAAAATCTAATTGCTATAGTTGACCCATCTGTTGAGTTTGCTCTCAACTCACTAACTGATTTAGTTAATGTTTCGAGCAACCCTAAGTGGGAAGGTATCGTAAGAGATGGTATTGCTACTGGAATGAAATTTGTTTCAAGTGTATATGGGTTTGATGTTTATACTTCAAATTTCTGTGCAACTGCTACAGATGCAGCTTTACCTGATAGAGAAGGTGGCGGTGCAGTTAACTTCGGGACTAACAACGGTAAAACTAACTTGTTCTTCTCAGCTTCTCAAACCGTAAACCCATTCGTGGGTGCATGGAGACAAGCTCCAGAAGTAGACTTTGAGTATAACAAAGATTACCAAAGAAATGAGTTTGTAACCACTGCTCGTTATGGTGTTAAGTTATATCGTCCTGAAAATATGGTTCGTATTATTACGAATCCAGTAGTATAAGGGGGATAACAAATGTCTTACACAAATGAAGATGGACTTTACGTCCTAACAAACGGAGCTGAAGGTGCTGTTGTCAATGATGGTGGTGCTCTTAACTCTGTTAAATACCTGGTAATTGATATACCTGATGCAACACTAGTGGCATCGGGTGCTGTAGCACCTACACCGAATGAAGCTTACATTCCAGCAGGTTCTTATATCACTATGGCAAAACTAGTTGTTACAACTGCTTGGACTTCAGGTGGTTCTGGAACACTAGGTATCGGTCTGCAAACTGCAGCTGGTGCAGCTATTGATGCTGATGGTATTGATGCAGCTATTGCTAAAACAGCTTTAGCAGTAAACACTGCGGTCAACTGTAACGGAGCATTAGTTAATGCTGCTGCTACAGTAGGTGCAGCAGATGCTTACATTGCTTTAAACTACGGCACGGCTGTCTTTACAGCAGGTGCTGGTAAACTTGTTATTCAATATATAACAGTTTAAATACAACAGGGTTGGCTCTTTCGGGGGCCAACTCTACTTTTTAATTGACAACCTTACTATTTAGATGTATAATTAAGTATTACTTATTAAGGAAAAACAATGGCTAATGTAAATCATAGTACTCTTACTGGATCATTTCTCCATGAACCCAAAGGCGTTGCTGCTGCAGCATCAGGAACAGTTTACATTGCTAATGGGTCTGGTAGTGGGGTCTGGACTAATCCACAAACTATAACTCCTTTAATTCTTACTGGATTTATTGATAATATTTCTGCCTCTTCCTCAGTATACGTTTCTACTCCTTATGCTGGTACAATAGAAAAAGTTACAACAGTATTAGCTGAAACTATTGCAAGTGCTGACGCAGTTATAACTGTAAGTAACTCTGCTAATGCTTCAATGGGAACCATTACAGTTGCTTATACTAGTTCTGCCGCAGGAAATGTTGATTCATTAACTCCTTCTTCTAACCACACTGTAACAGCAGGTAGCTACATTAAGCTAACTACAAATGGGGCCTCTTCTAATACAGCTAGACTTTATTTTTCAGTAACACTGGATAGGTCATAATGAGACAAACATTACTACAGTTAACCCAGTCAATACTAAGTGATATGGATTCAGAAGCTGTTAACTCCATCAGTGATACTGTTGAAGCACAGCAAATAGCCTCTGTAATAGAGGATACTTTCTTTAATATTTCTTCTGCTAGAGATATACCTGAACATCACCAACTATTAAAATTAACTTCTTTGTCTAGTACAGCTAGACCTACTCATTTTCAGTACCCAGCTAATACAAAAGAGATAACAAGTTTAAGATATAATATAGCTACTACTGGTTATAACTATATTGATATTGTTTGGTTTGATCCTTTAGCTTTTATTAATGCAATGACTTACTCTACAGTAGGGGTTAAAGTTGTAGCTGATGTAGCTGGTGGTACAGATTTGTTTATAGACAATACTACAATGCCCTCCTACTACACAAGTTTTGATGACCAGCATATTGTTTTAAATGCTTACGATGTTGCTACAGAAAGTATTTTGTCTGCTAGTAAGACACAAGCTTACGGAACAATCTATCCTACCTTCAGTCAAACTGATAGTTTCGAACCTGATTTAGATGATACTTTAATTCCTTATTTACTAGCCGAAGCTAAGTCTACATGCTTTTCTTTATTTAAATCTGGGTCAGACCCAAAGATAGAACAAGCTGCTCGTAGACTAAAAACATTTGTACAAAACGATATGTATAAAACAAAACAAGCTCCTCGTAGAAATAACTATGGAAGAAGTTAATGCCAGAATTTATAGAAGATACAGTAAACCAAACCTGTATTTGTAAGTCAAGTAAACTTGTCACTGATATTTTAATTAAAAAATCTGACGATGGTTTTTCTTTCTTTGATATTAAAGTTACAAAAGGTTCTGTACCTAAAGAGTTATCAGGTAAGTACTCTAGTATCAACAAAGCTAAAGAAGCTGTAACTGTTTATCTTTATCGAAAAAATGATACAGTAGCTGCTAAAAATGTATACTTTGCAAAAAGTTTAGAAGAACGGAAAGAGCTTAATGCCTCAAAGCATAAATGAAAAAGTAGTTAACACCTTTATAAAAGGTTTAGTAACAGAAGCAGGTGAGCTTACTTTCCCTCCAGATGCTTCCATTGATGAGTCAAATTGTTTACTTGAAAGAGATGGTTCTCGTAGGCGTAGGTTAGCTATTGAGTATGAGACAGATGCAGTTAACTCTAGTTTTGGTATCGTTGACACACAAGTCTTTTCCACATCTTTATGGACAAATGTTGCAGGTCAAGCTGGACTTACTTTTTTAGTAGTTCAAGCTGGGTCTGTTCTTTATTTTTATAATACTTCTACTCAACCTTACTCAGCCCAACAAAAATCTTTTAGTGTAAACATAGCACCTTTTGAATTCTCAGGAAGTGCAGGTTCTTCAACTGTTAGAATACAAACAACGTCTATCAATGGTAGTCTTGTTGTTGTGTCGGGTGCTATTTCTCCTTTTTATATTGAGTACAATACATCTAATGACACCATAACTACAAGCTCTGCTATTACTTTTGAGACAAGAGACTTTGAGTGGCAAGGTGACATTACAACTTATGATGCTGTAAGTTCTGGGACTGTTCCTAACTCTCGTAAGTGGGATACTCTTAATGCAGGATGGGTTGGAACTAAAGGAGAAGCTGCAAGATCAACTTGGAGTTCGGCAAATAGTGGTAATTACCCAGCTTTAACTCATCCTTGGTACTCAGGAAAAAATACAGATGGTGCTTTTAATGCTGGTGATTGGGATGAAATTTTTGGTGGCTCAACTTTAATTGGTAACGGTCACTTTGTTTTAAACTTTTTTAATAAAGTTAGAGTATCTGGTGGAACAACTTACATATCAACAGAAGTAGAGGCAAGCAGATTTAGAACAGTTGCAGCCTTTTCAGGTCGTGTGTTTTACTCAGGTTTGAACAGTGCTAAAAATGGTGGTCGAATCTTATTCTCTAAAGTTATTGATAATATTTCTGAAGTTGGCAGATGCTACCAACAAAACGATCCAACAGCAGAAAATTCATCTGACTTACTAGCTACAGATGGTGGTGTCATCAACTTACCTGATGCTGTTAACATCCAAAAATTACATGTTCAAGGAAGTTCTATTCTAGTCTTTGCTGAAAACGGTGTTTGGCAAATATCAGGTGTTGACAATGTCTTTAGAGCTACAGAGTATTCTATATCTCATGTTAGTTCTATTGGTATCAATAACCCAGAGACATTTGTTGATGTTGGTGGTGTTCCTATGTGGTGGTCTAAGGTTGGAATACACACACTAACAGTTGACCAGGTATCAGGCAGTGTTAAAGAACAAAACTTAACAATCAGTACGATACAAACATTCTGGGATTTAATTGACGGTAATGCTAAGACAGAATGTACTGGTATATTTGATGAAATCAATAGAAGAATTTTGTGGTTCTATCCTGCAAATGGTGAATCAATTAAAAACAAAAAGAATAAAGTTCTTACATTAGATATGAACTTACAAGCTTTTTACCCTTGGGAAATTGCAGATAGTTCTTCAGATGTTGACTACGTTATTGGTGCTCAGTTTTTTTCAGGGTATGGATCAGACTTTGTACTAGCTGATGTAAAACTTTCTAATGGTAACGATGTTATTTTATCTAATGGTGACGATGTTGTTCAATCCGTCCTATCAGAATTATCAAATGCTGACTCTTCTATTATGTTAATGGTAAAAGATATTAGTGCTAACAAAATGAAGATGGCTCTTTTTAAGGGAACTAGTTTTTTAGACTGGGGTAATGCAAACTACGTTTCTTTTGCAGAAGCAGGCTATGAATTTATGGGAGATTTAATTCTAAAGAAATCTTCTCCCTACGTAGTTACCTATCTAAGACCCACAGAGACAGGTTGGACAGGCAGTGCTGGATCAGGGTATACTCCTGTTAGGCAGTCAAGTATGTTGGTGTCAGCATACTGGGACTTTAGAAAAACAGTGTCCTCTACAGCACAAGAAGCATACAGATTAAAATACATTCCAGTTGTTGACCCATCTAACTTAAACAGTTATAATTACCCAGACGAAATGGTAACAACAAGGCTTAAACTAAGAGGCTCAGGACGTAGTGCAAGACTACGGTTTGAAAGTGCTCAAGGAAAAGACTTTGTTCTGTTAGGGTATGGGATGATAAATGCAGTCAATCAAAGGTTTTAATATAAGAGAAGCAGAAGAAAAAGATTTAATTTCATGTTTAATACTTTTTAAAGAATTTTTTAAAGAATCAAAGTTTGATGTTAAATGGTCTCAAGAAAGAATTGTTACAGTTTTTCAATCTTCTTTAACAAACCCTAACTTTGTTTTGTTTGTATCTGAAAATCAAGAAGAGATAGTAGGTTTTATTGCAGGAGCTGTTTCAAATCCTTTATTTTCTAATGACATAATTGCTACTGAATTAGCTTGGTTCGTTACAAAAGAATACAGAGGTTCTACTACAGGGTTTCGTCTTTTAAAAACATTTGAAGATTGGGCTAAAGAAAAAAATTCGGTTATAATATCTATGGCAGATATAGAAGGTCTAAATAATTTGTCAAGTATATACCTGAAAAAAGGATACACTAAATCAGAAACAACATATAATAAAAGGGTTTTATAATGGCATTTGCTACAATAGCAGCTATAGCTACAATAGTAGGGGCAGGAGTAGGTATTAGTTCTGCTAAAAAAAGTCAGAGATCTTCGAGGATAGCTGCTGATGCAAGTAAAAGACAGCAGAAAACTGCAGCTAGAAGATCACAAAGACAGGCTATGAGACAGGCTCAGATACGAAGAGCACAGATGAGAGCACAAGGTGAGGCTCAAGGTATGGGTGGTGGTTCTGCCCTAGGTGGTGCTTATGGTGGGTTGTCCTCAAATCTTGGGGCTGCTTTGGGTTATTCCTCACAGCAAACTGCTCTAAGTGGTATTATAGGAGATCAAACTGCAGCTGCGTCTAAATATAGTGGCCTATCTAATATGGGATTTGGTATGATGAACTTAGGTTTAAAGTACGGTGGAGCTGATTTCTTACAAAAACCTGATAGTAGTACAACATCACCATCGTTTCAAAATACTACTGCTGCAGGAAGACAAGAATACTAAATTGCTAGAAAGATTATAATGGCTTTTATAGACAAACAAGAAGATTTAAAACCTGGGTTTATTGACCAAGATGTAATGTACGAAGAAGCTTTTGTTCGTCCAACAAATTTGGATACGGAAGCTATCCTTAATGACAATGAAACATTTGAACAAGCAAAGTTAAGAATTAAAAACCAAGCTTCACAGAGTTTTAAAAGTGAAACTACATCTTTAATTAGCAATCAAGAAAACTTAGGAACAACTACATCTACGATTGTTGAAGAAGAAGCTAAATTATTTGGTATATACAAAGCTGAAGACTTGTACGTTGAAGACGATCAACTATCTAAATCTCCTCAATACAAAGCTGCTGAATCTAGGTTTTTAAAGAACAGTCAAATACTTTCTGAAGCTATGGAAGAAGCTGCTGGTGAACAAGAAGACAGAACTTGGGTTGGTTATGGTATTGATTTTATTGATAGAGAATTAATAAGAGCTACTCTATTTGGTTGGACTGAATCTTTTACTAATAGAACTTCTAGGCAAGGTTCAACAGTTTTAAATAATTTAGTCACACTAACAGACCCAAAGGACATGGAGAATTTTGCTAAAGATTATGTTAATGATTTAAGAGATGAAGGTATCTTTAAAGGGGATAACTTTTTTGCTTACAGTCAAATGCTTAGAGAAGTATACGGATTAGGCTTTAACCCAAATGAAAAATCAGACAAAGTAATTGGAGCTTTAGACCTATTAGGTTTTGCTTCAGTAGCTAAACTTGCAGTAAGTCCAATAATTAAAAAAGCTGTTACTATGTCAACAAGAGCAGGGGCTATTGGTGGTACTGAAGCAGCTAATCAAGTTTTAACTAAGCTAGAAAAAACTATTGACCCAGTAACACACCAAACTGGTAAGGCTTCGGCTATAGATTTAAACGGTGGTCCTGGTGTAGTACGTCCTTCAGTTTCTCATGCTCAACTAATTCACATAGAAAATAAATTAGTACAAAATATTAAAAAAGGTGTAGAATCTGGAGCCGTTCCATCAGCAGCAAGAGCAGCAGATGTTGACGTAGCTAAAATTGCAGCAATGGTTTCTTTTTCCAAGGCTATAAAAGCTGTTGTAAATGATGTAAGATTATTTAACACTCCATCTGGAAAAGGAATTACTTTTTTAGTGGGTACTAACAAAGCAGGAACTCCTTTTAAACCTAAAGTAAATGGTACTGCACCTAGTGGTGCTCAAAAAATAGCTGACAGAACTGGTGGAAGAGTAGTGCCTGTCGATCCTGACGATGTAAGCAAAGGATTCTTGGTTGAAGTAGATGAGTTACTAGACTTTGAAAAAGGTGTAAACTTAGGGGTTAATACCTCACTAATAACTAATGCTTGGAACAAAACTTTTGCTAGAATTCTTGACAATAAGTTTATGGGTTCGACAGCATCTAGGGACAGCCAAGAAATAAATGAACTTGCACTACGTTCTCAAACAGCTACTAAATTTATTAACCTAGAAGGTAAAAAACTAGACAATATAATAAACGGTTTAGATTTAAATGATAGTATACTTTTAAGTTCAGTAGTAAAAGATTTAGGTGACGGTGTTAATGGGGTAGGTAGGCTTACTTGGAGTGATACAGATTTTGCTACTCGATGGAGACAACTAAACAATAATGTTCCACCTAATCCTAAAGTAATGGAAGCATTTAAAGCTTCTCAAGATTTGTCTGATGCTGCTTACTATCTTAAAGCTTCTGAAATGTTAAAAACTTTTGTTAGAAAAGGTTTCAAAAATTCTGTTGAAGTTGAGGCAGGTGTCTTATTACCTGCTAGAAAAGTTATGTTGTCTAGTGTTAAAAACCAAGATGCAAAAATACTTAATGGATTAGACAACAGTAAACTGTACAAAAAAGATTACATTGATGAGCCAAAAGATATTATAGCTTGGGAACTTAACACACCCTGGAATGGTCAAGAGTATATTGTATTCCCTACAAAAACAAAAGTAATATCTTACAGTGATGTACTAGGTTACTCTGCGTATGGCAGAAGAACAAATCCTTTTATGAAATACTTCCTGTTCTTTAAAAAAACAAATGACTCGTTAAAGACTGTTCTTGGAAGTATGTCAGCAAAACAAATAGATACAGCTAAAAAACAAATCTCTGAGATACAACAAGCTTACGCAGCTAATGTAGCTGACGATGTTTTAGAGTCTGTTATAAATAAAAACAATGACTGGAATCCAAGTATAAATAATAAGACAGACATGGATGAGTGGTTAACTGAAAACAATATTGATATACTAGACGTTGCAGTTGATGGTATTAGTACAAAACTTAGAGATGCTCCTGCTTTTGATCCTAACAACAAAGTTTTTAACGGTGAAAATGTTGGTGACTATGTAAACTATTCTTTAGCTAGAGCAGATAATGTTTTAACAGAGTATGGTGGAGCAAAAGCTTACAACCCAGACCCTATAGACTCTATTATTTCTCAGTATGGTACTGCTGCTCAACAGTATGCTACTTCATTCTACTCTTTAAAATCTATGCAAGGGTGGTTAAAACAAGCAGACGAAATGATGTCTCAAAATATGAATATAAACGTAGTAGTTGATAAAAATATTCATCCTTCAGATTTTAAGAAAAGATTTTTAAGTGCTACAGTAGAAGGTTCAAGTCCTGAAGCTTCAAGAATGAGGGAACTACAGGACATTGTAAAACGTAGGTTAGTAGTAAGCTCTGACCTACAAAATGATATAAGACAAATTGCTGATGAATTAGCTGAAGAGTTTTATAATACAACAGGTAAAAAAGTTTCTTTAAAAGGGGCTGAAGGGGTACTACTAAAGACTGGTTTCTTTTCTGCCTTTGCTTTTAATCTATCACAAGCTTTCTTACAGTCATCTCAGATAATAAATGTAGTAGCTATCACTGGTAGAAAAATAGGGTTCAAAGCAACTGTAGGATCTTCACACCTAAGAAAGATTTTGTACGGCTCTGACGATATAGCTACAGAAAACTTAGGGTTGACAAGATTTGCTAAGACAATGGAGATGACTGGGGAGCAAGCTAAAGAAACAGCTCAGTTATTTAGAGAACTAAACCCTAACATAATTATGGGTGACTCTATTGAGTTAGGTACAGGTCTGCTAGGTGGTAGGTCATCAGGAAAAGCATTTGGAAAAGCAGGATTTGTAGCCTCTAAAGTAGGTAAAGCTATATGGAACACTGGTCTAAAACCATTTAACTTTGGAGAAGCTAACGCAAAATCAACTGCCTATATGGCTGCTGTTATGGAGTTTCAATCTAAATTTCCAAAGGTATCTATACTGAGTGAGCCAGGAAGAAATTTTGTAGCAAGAAGAATGGAAACATTAACTCAAAACATGAGTACAACCTCTAGGTCTAAGATACAAAGTGGAGTAGGAAAAGTCCCGACACAATGGTTGTCTTATTTCTTTAGAACTATGGAACAAGTCTTTGTTGGAAGAGATCTAACTAAGATGGAGAGAGCACGTTTAGGGGCTGTTGTTATGCCTCTGTATGGCTTCACTGGCTTAGGTGCAGGACATGCAGCAGAGTCTGTAGCAGAGTGGTTTGGCCTTAACCCTGAAGATGAACAAGATAAAGCTATGTACATTACGTTAAAGTACGGAGTACTAGATGGTTTCTTAAGCCATTTCACTCCGTTTGATGTGGCTCTATCAACTAGAATGGCTCCTATTACTTCTGTCAATGATCTTTATAGAAAATTTACAGAAGAGAATGTTCTATCAGCAGTAGGTGGACCTTCAGGTAGTATTGCTTACACTGGAATTGAAGCTTTGTTTAACTTAACATCTAATTTATCTAATGGTTATACGTCTACCTTAACTGAAGATAGTCTTAGGGTTTTAAAGAACTTCTCAGGTCTTAATGCAGTAGCTAAAGCAGTGGGAATTGCTTACGATGACTCCTACAGAAATAGAAAAGGAATTAAACTTCCTGTTGAAGTAGATATATCTGATGCTATTATATCTTTGACAGGGTTTACACCTATTCAAGTAACTGATTTTTACCAACAGCAACAAAGATACTTTAGACTAAACAAAGACTTTAATAAAATTAGAAAGCAAGTAACAAGTAGATCAAAGATTGCTTGGGATTTATACGCCAAAGATCCACAGAGAGCTTCAGACATTTTAAATGAAGCTACAGTAATAATCTCAAAAGCACCTTTAAGTTACTCTAAAAAACAAAGTCTACTAAAATTAATTATGCCTAGCTCAAACGATATGTCTTACTTATATCGACAGCTTTATAATATGGATAAAACAAATGCTCTTAATTGGGCCGCAGCAATACAAAGGAATTAAAGAATGGCAAGTGTTTTCAGTCCCTCTGAATTTAACATAGGTTTTGAACAACCTGTTGTTGACAGAAGTTCATCGGTGTTTTCTGATATAGGTAGTTCACTTCTGAAAGGATTTGATACTGCTGCAACTGCATCTATTAGAGAAGCTAAAGCAAACAAAACTACTTACTCTCAGGCAAAAGATGAGAATGAAAAGTTAATGTTAGCTAAGTACAGCACTGGGCTAGGTGACATATGGAATGATCCAGATTATAGTGAGGCACAAAAAAGATTACTAACTAATACTTTTAAATTAAGTTTTTTTAATTCTGGAGTAGATGCTTCTGGGGATGAGTTTCAACAAGTAGACCAACTTATTACAGGAGAGACAGGAGAAAATTTACAATTCAGTGATAATGAATTGATTATTGAAGACTTGAAAAAAACTCCTGAAGGTCAAGCTGAAATTATGTTGGCTCGTTTTGAACTAGATGCAAGTAATGTAATACAAAGTACTGATAGTATAGTAGGTGTTCTTAGAAGAAAAGAAGCTATTGCATTACAATATGATAATATTGTTGTAGATAATGATGTTGATTATATAAATGCAGAACCTTTGCTCAGGCAAAAACTTACAGATTTTATGGCTAATACAAAATACCAAGTAGAGGCTTTGGAAAAAGAAGGTGTTGTTATAACAGAACAAATGTTAGCAGGTGCTTACTCTCAATTTGTTTCAATAAAACTAGACTTACTATCAAAAATTCCAGGTACTGTTACCTCTGCAAAAAGAAGTGGTATTGATAGTTTATTAGAGACAACTGATGAGTTGTTTAAAGGTCTGGGTTTAAAAGAAGAGAATGGAGCTATAGTATTTAATCGAGATCAATCCGTCTATGACTTACAAGGTAAAGCCAAAGCAATAATAGCAGCATTAGAAATGGAAAATACAACGGCTAGTAATCTTTTAGCTATCCAAATTACTAAATCTAATTTTCAATTAGAACCTGCAACATTTGCTATGTTATCTAGTACGATGCAAGACCTAAAAGTTATAGACTTACAACCTAAAGCATTTGTTGAAGCAGAATTAATTGTTAGTGACAGCCTAACAAAAACATTTAATAATGTTAGAGATTTTTTAAATCCTTATGATCCAAGTGTAAACTCTAGTGTTTCTGAAATAAGAATAGACCAATTAGAAAAAGAAAAAGCTTTGTCTTTACTGCCAGAAGACAAGCAAGCACAATGGAAAACATTAGATAACACTCAGGCGTGGAAACTATTTAACTTTCTTGCTACTTCATCAAAAGGTTTTAACTCTAATAATATAAGAGAAGATAAAGATGGTAAGTTAACTCAAGGTTTATACACAAACCTAATAGGTTTATCATTAGCTTTTGAAACTGTAGATTTTAAGACAGACCCAAGTTCAACACTAGGAATAAAAGAAGGAATAAATGCTAATCTTCCTAGACTTTTAAATATTTTAGAATCTGTTGACCCAATTAAAGGGGAGTCAGCTAGGTCTATGTTGTTTCGTTCATTAGCTACATCAAAGGTACAGTATGATGCAAGAATAGCAACTCAACAAAATCAAACTCCTATAATTTTTAACAAACAAACAGGATCTTTTGAACTTGATGAAAATAAAATGGTTGGTACTTCAAAAGAAAATAGAATTGTAAAAAGTATAGTTAGAGATTACTATGGTGGTGATCTTATAGCAGCATTAAAAGATAGTTTTAGAGATGCTATGGCTAAAAAAGAATACAGAGATATTTTTATGGGTGGCCAATCAAGAGCAATGCAAATAACAAACACTAATTTTAAAAGTGTGTCAGAGCTGGCTGACCTTATGGCAACATCAACATACTTAACTAAGTTTGCTGATAGTATATCACCTGAGTCTTACAAATCTTTCTTTGCTGATGCAGAAAGAATGGAGAAAATAAATTTAGTTGAAGCACCTACCGTAAGTTCTGATACTACAGGAGCAGAAGTAATAAATGATGCTGAAGTTTCTACAATAGAACCAGCACCAAAAGACAACCCTATCTCTGTATCTCGATGGTTTATAAACTCTGCCGTAATGAAAAACGGAACAAAGATTATTGATCTTATAAAAGAAGAACAAAAAAACCTTGCAACTCCAGACGATATTAAAGAATTAATCCTTGAAGAAATTTCTAATAACAAAGATTTCTACAAAAAAGCTATTCAAGCTTACTTAAAAAGTGAAGAAGTACCAATAGGTTCTTGGTACAAAAACCTTGATGGTACACTCTTTCAATTAAAATAAGGAAAACTTATGCCAGCACTAAGAGAAGAAGCTAAAGCATGGGGTTTAGCAGTCGATGTAATGAAACTAAACA